TCTATGTATCCTAATGGGTTAAGAGGATTTATTTTTGCTAAGTTAAGTGCATCAAATGCAAATTTATTAAATTTATAATCAAGAGATTCAGGGTCTAATTCTTCTACTCTACCATCTCCACCAATTCTATAACCTCTGTTACCTACAAATTCAGTGCTTATATTATCTTGATTTCCAAAAGAACCACGTTCACCACTTCGACCTTCACGATCATTCATAGTTGTAGTAGTAGATACGTTAGACGGTATGTTACCAGTTACAGGTACATTACCGTATTGGTTAAATTGTTGTGGTGTGTAATTAAAATTACTTGGATTATAAGTACTACCAAATCCACTTTGATTATTGAAATTAAAAGGCATTTCAAATTGGTTTCCCACAAATCTATTTTGAGGAACTACATTTCGTATTTGACCATTAAGTAAGCCTGCAGATTGTTGTAACTGTTCTAAATATGAATTTGCAACAGGCATTTGATTTTGCACAGGTTGTTGCATGGGTGGCTGAAACATTTGATTTTGTATTAATGTAGGTTGCACAGAAGGATCGCCTATTCTTGACCCTCCTGTTCCAAATCTAGGATCTGGTAAAGGAATAAATGTACTGTTATCAGGAACAAAACTTTCATTAACATAAGGGCTTTGTGGTGAAATACCAGCTCCAGGATTGTTGTTAGGCATTGGATCACTAGAAATAGGTATTGGTGATTGTTGACCAAATTGAACAAACTGACCGCCAGGTCGAGCTGGCCTTAATCCATTAATTGGTCTAAATAACTGATCTATTTCGTTTGGGTTTGGTGCTAAAAAACCACCTCCTTGTATTGCCATTATCTATATCCTTCTTTGATAGCTTCTACATCAATACCTTGTGCATCTGACCAAGTGGTACCTGCTGGTATTTGTAAGTTAAATTTAAAATATCTTGCTGATTTGTGAAACGGTATCGTTCCTGTAGCGTGCATACTAGACGCACTAGAAGTCGTGCTAGAGTCAGCAACTCTATTACGAAAACTTATCGTACCTGTAGCAGAACTTGTATCTACTATAGGTCTAACGTGTGTAACTAGTGATCTATGCATAGGAAATATTTCAGTTTCATTAGTACCAATAGATGCTGCTAAAGCATCACCACCAAAAGATCCAAGAAAATGTGAAGTGTTAAATACACCTAATGTTCTCAGTCCACCAATAAATGCTGCACTATCTAAAGATATGCTAATAGCATCTAAATCATCTGCACCTGATGTAGGATAATCATCTAGTTCATCTAATGTAAATCCAGGTGATAAATAATCAATAATAACTTCGTGATCTAGTTCTACTAACGACCATCGTTGACTAGCAAGATGATAAATAATAATCTTATCGTTTTGGATGCCAGCGTTTGTACCTGTAGCTGATGGATATGACCACATAACTAATTTGTTTTCATGGTCGTAAGAAGCTCTAACACGTTCTCTTAACTCAAACTTTAAATCATTATAAAAGAAACGATCTACTTTGTTTGCACCAATAGGTTGTGATTGCGTACCGTTAGTTACGTAGAAACCATCTTCTGATAGATAGTACACTAGGTTACCAACTTGTATTACGTTTTTACCTTGTACCGCACCTCTGTTTTCTTCTATACGTCTAAATGAGAACACAACATTACCACCACGATAATCCATACGAGTGATACGATCTTCTTGAAATATTAGTCCATACTGTCCACCAGTAACACCAGTAATAACTCCACCTTCAGGTAATACTTCAGAGTCAGATTGATTGACACCTGCAGTCCATGAGGTCGGATCATTAAAACTAGACCATTGTACTTTGTTTTGTGCAGCAGGTTGAAAGCCTGTAACTAAAAAATTACCAATAACTGCAGCATGTCTAAATGCTGGTGGTGAACCTGCTAATGCAGCAAAGTCAGTTGATGAATCTAATGTCCATGCTTGCGGAGCATCGTCACCATTAAAAGCAATAATTACTTCACCAAATCTAGCAAAATCCCAATAGGACTCAGCAGAAAAACTAAACGTAGTACCACCACTTTCATCTACAAAAGCGTTAGATGTTAGTTTATATAACTTAGTAGCATCACCTGCAAAAATAGATATAGCACCACTGTCTGATTTAAAAGCTCTTGCACCCTGACATCTTGCAGTAACAGCATTACTTGAAGTAACTGCTATGTCATTAAATGGTCGGTAACTGTTTACTGCAGGAAATACGTTAGTAGCTTCTGTAGCACCAGGATTTAAATGAGTTGGTAGGTCAGGTAACCATTCTGCAAAAGGAACTTGCATTATACGTTATCAAAATTATTAATATTAATACCTGATCTTTGAACTAATGGAGTAGCATTATATTTGTCTTTTTCATCAGCCATTTCTACTTGTTGTAGTGCAGCTTCGTATTGACCTTTAAATTGTGCTACTGTTTGTCCATCCATACCACGAATAAATGTACTAGCAAAATATAACGCACCATAAAGATAAACATCAGGATGGGTAGTTAAAATATGATTAGTTGCTACCGATGAACTTAATGTATCAAAGGCTTTATAAAAAACTATGTTAGCTGTATAGGTAGCATCAGGTTTAGGACTAAATCTAAAGTTAGTGCCTTCTATAGAATAAGCTCTTGGTCTACCACTTTCATTTGAACCTTGTGTTTCTGCTTGATGAAACGGAGTCATAAATTGTAATGCAGTTTTAGGGTTAGTTGTTAAAACAAAACTTCTTGTTTGCAAAAAACCTGTAGGTAATGTTTCTTGTTCAGAATCTATAGTAAAAGAACTAGAGTTTTCCATTGCACGTATTCTTAATCTACGGTTAAAGTCTGCTTCTGTTAATGCAATAAAATCTACAATCTCTGCAGCTAAATCATCACGTGCTAAAAAATTAGCAATAGAAGTTTGTAAGTTTGAATAGTTATTTAAAGCCATTACAATCGTTTCTCTCCAACCCTAAAGTTTTGAAATTCATTACTATTAACCATACCTTTAATTAATTCACGTTGTGTTTCTTTGTGCAACTGATGCCAATTAGAATGTCCAAAGCGTTCTTTAGTTTTTATTTGTAATGCAATTAAGGGTATTTGTGCAATACGTTGAAACTCACCTTTTTGTTCTAATGATCTGTGATTACGAGCTATTTTATTTTGTGCTAATATATTAGTAGTATCTTGAGTTTTTTTTATAACTAACTTATGCGTTGCCTCATCTACATAAATATCTTTATTTTGTGAATTATAAATTTCAGTTGTCATATTACAGCTCTGTTGGATCTACATCATAAGCATCTACTAATATTCTCCAACCATAAGTGTCAGACATAAACACAAGTCCAATACCTGTATTCTCTGTAGTAATAGTTAAGTCAGCAGTTGCTCCTTGTATTTTTTTACCATTTCTAGCTACTGTTAAGTTAGCGTTATCAAAATTGGCAGCACTATCTAATATATGTATCTCATCTCCTACAGCAGGTGCTGAAGGTAATGTAATAGTAAATGCAGCAGTTGTTGCTGTATCAGCTAATAATCTATCACCAGCTACTGCAGTATATGCAGAAGTTTTAGCTGTCCATCTTTTTAATGAGCCATTAATAGCTTGAGCTACAGTTAATGTACTAGCCATATCTACTGCACCGTCTATATCTACTACGTCTAGGTTAGATGTTCCGTCTACGTCTATGGCTCCTGAAATATCAAGAGAAGCAGCAATAATTTCGCCACTTGCATTAATAGCACCATTAATATCAATTGTAGTAGCAGCTATCTGAATCTCTGTATCTGCAACAAGGTCAAGCTGTCCATCAGCACTTGAGCTAATGTGGATTGCAGCATCACGAAATTGAATTTTCTTGTCAGTACCCATAGTAGAGTCAGCATTACTAGCAAACCCACCATTAAAAACTGTAGCTGCTGTTGTTGTCAGCACGCCTGTAACAAGGGCAGTAGTTGCCATGTTTACAGCTCCATCAATATCTACTACGTCTAAGTTTGTAGTACCATTAATATCTGCATTGCCTTCAATATCAAGAGAAGCACCATCAATTTCACCAGTAACAGTAATAGAATCTACAAATGTATCTTTAAAGCGTAAAGAGGTTGTACCTAAATCTACATCTGAATCTGTTTCTGGTGCTAATACACCATCAGCTAAAGTTGTTTGTACAGTACCTGCACATCTAAAACTAAACTTATCATCACTATGAGCATAAAAAATCTCACCAGCATTAATTGATGAGTTATCACCAAATTGTATAATACCTATGTTGTTTAAATTACCTGAGAAAAAAATACCTGGTCTATTATCATCTTCAACAAATATTGGTGCTAGTGAACTTTGTGTTGAATGATTTACCGCATCTCTTACTACGTGTAACTTAGCAAGTGGTGTACCTTCATTAACACCAACACTTACAGGTATGTTTTTAAACATATTCTCTATAGTCATTTTCTTAGTAGCAGTTGCACTGGTATCTACTATAGGTAATACGTCTGCTGCTGCAGCAGCAGTCAATGCTGTCAATGCACTAATCTTAGTATCAGCCATTTTTAATCCTCTTTCTCAAAACTTTTGTTCTTTGTTTGTTCTTGGTTTGTTGCTTAGAGCTTTGCTCTTTGTTCTTTATAATATTTACTAATTCACTAAACTCCATTAGTTTTGGATTGGATTATCAGTAAAGTAAGAAACACCTACACCATCTTCACGTATGATGTTATCGCCTGTTTCTAATAATAGGTATGTTAAATCTTCTAGGTTTATAGCATCATTAGGCACATCTGTCCTACGGTTACGATACCTGTCCTGACTTCTTAATGATGTAAAACCTGGTCTCATTACTGACTAAGTTCTGTTACTCTAGCTGTTCCTGTTACAGAACCAACTCTAATAAATGCAATCTTAGTTGCAGCATCAACTCTAAAATATTCTACAGTAAATGCAGGAAGTATTAAAGATGCTGAACTTGCAGTAGGTGCAGGGTCAAATGCTACAAAAGCATCAACAGTACTTACTACTCTAATTTCTCTGGTTTGACTACCTATAGCATTAGATGCAGCAGAAGATGCTCCTACAGCTACAGTCTGTGTTGCGCCTGATCTAAATGTGGTTGGTGCGTTCATATTTTTTCCTCATGTAAAAGAGGGAGCCGAAGCTCCCCCTAATTATTAATTACTCAGTAATATCTAATAAGATACCGTGAGCTTTTTCATTTCTTACTTCTAGAGTAAATTCAACTAGTAGTTGTTTCTTCTCTGAATCGCCAGTCTTAGCAAGATCATTTACTTGAAAATCTCTTAGGTAAGCTGCAGCAGCCATGTCTGTTTGTAATAAGAAACAAGTTTCTAATCCAGCCATAGTTCTGTTAGGTACGATTTGAAGTGAACCGAAGTCTGATGCATATACGTCAATAGCAGCATCAAAAGTTCTGTCACCACTGTTACTAAATCTAGGGGTAGAAGTAGATCCAATGAATCCAGAAATTGTTTGTTTAACTTTAGGTGGAACAACTAGAACATCTAGATCTCCGCCATTTGTGTAAACTTCTTCGATAGTAGTTTTTAGGATTGCTTCAGTTAAAGCTCTGTTAGTTCCTGCATTAGGTGCGTCAGTACCATTACCAGTAGATAATGCTCCGCCACTAGCTCCAGCAGATCCGTTGCTTTCAATCCAAGTTTGTAATCCACCAAAAGTTCTTGCACCAGATGCAGTTCCTACTGCAGCTAATGTAGCAGATGAAAGAGCAAGCTCCATATCTTTTTTAAGTTCTTTTGATTTCTTAGCAATTTGATAAGCCATTTCGTCAGCTCTACCAGCAGCATCAACAGATGATTGCGTACCAGATACAGCAATAGCTTTATCCATAATTTGTGTGAAATTGCTTTCTCTAGCAGTTGCAACTAGTGCATCTATAGTAGCGTCATCACCTTCAATTACAGCATTAGCAGCAGGTGCAGCTAATGTATCAGTTTGCCATTCGTGTTTAGTTTGTTTTGCAACTGCTCTTGGCAGTGCAGAAAGTATTGGAGTATCTTCAGGAGATATATTGTAAATTACATCTACTAAATCTTCTCTAATACCAGTCGTGTCGTACGTATCGTACAAGTTTGTTGGTTGTGCCATTTAAGGACTCCTTATATTAGTTTAAAGAAAGTCTTTGAAAATACTTGCAGCATCTCTTGTTGATCCTGATTTTCGCAGACGATTTAGTTTGTCTCGTCTAGTCTTATTGTTTTGATCCGATTTAGTTTTTGGACTACCAGATCTTAAAACCTTGGGAGCAGAAGCAACTTTCTTCATAACTTTAGGATTTGATTTTCTCAACTTATCATAAGTCATAGCATCTTTAATTAACAAGACTTGTCTTGCATCATAAATACTATTGATCTCTTGATCGCCATAACCTAAACCAGATAAATACTTACGCATATCAGTTTTAAGTTTACCAGCTTTATCAGGATCATTGAACTCAGGTACTAAAGAAACAACTTTATTTTGTTGTTCTTGTATATATTTTTGAAACTCATGAGCTTGATTAGCTTTAGTTTCTTCCTGTATTCTACCTAGATTCTCTGCACGTTTACGCATTTTATGTTCTAATCGTGCAGCTTCAGTTGGATCGTCATCATAAAGTTTTTCAAAATTAATGTTACTATACTCAGCCTGTAGCTCTGTTTGAGCCATGGTTGTTAATTCAGTAAGCTTAGACAATTTGTTATTAATCTCACCTTGAGATTGTTGCATTAAATCATTGTACTTTGATTTCTCTAAAGATAGTTCTGATGTCTTGCGTGTGTAATCTGCTTCTCTCTGATACCCTCGAAGTAGTTCATCAAGGGTCACCGTCAATTCGCTACCGTCTACTTTAACGGTATATGAAGGCTC